TTATATATCTATATACTCACGCAATGCCCTTTCGTCTCAATACTTCTTGCTTCCATCTCACATATAAATTCCATTTGCCTATCGCAATCATTGTAGAACATGTCGTCCGCAGAATCAACCGAGGTCAACCCATCTACTGGTCTATCGTCCACGAATCCGCCGACGAAGAAGCGCCGTACGAACACACGCACGCCCTCTTCAAATTCGCTACCCGCTGCGACATTACCTCCGAACGAGCCTTCGACATCGTCCACGACGGAATCGTCGTACACCCTCACATCAAATCCGTCAAAACCGGTGACCACGAAGCCAACACCTGGACGTACCATGAAAAAGCCCCGGTCAATATCGAACGATTCGGTCCTGGACCAAAGATTCCCGATCGAACTTTACAAGCGCAAGCCGACTCCTTTAAAAGACCTCGTACACTTTTGGAGGCTTGTACCGCCAATGGTATCGAAATTAAATCAGTTACAGATGTTCAAGCGATTAGACGAGATCGCCCAACTCCTGCCTTGTACGTGCACCAATTCCCTGGAGCAACTTGGACTTACAAGCATCCTACCGAATTCACTTGCCTTTTCATCTCTGGATCGAGCGGCATGGGAAAAACGCAGTGGGCCCTCCACTTGTTTCGTTCACCGTTCCTCTGCTCCCACATCGACGACCTCAAGCACTACGACGAAACCACCCACGACGGAATCGTCTTCGATGACATGTCCTTCTTCCACCTTCCAAGAGAATCTGTCATCCACCTCTGCGACTTCGACCTTGATCGATCCATCCATTGCAGACACCACTGTGCTCTCATTCCCGCAGGTACGCGCAAAGTCTTCACTTCGAACAAACGCTTCGAAGAAGTCTTCCCGCCAGACGAACACGGAGCCATTAAACGTCGATTTCAATTCGCTACCGGACGACCTGCCATTATCTACTTTCCCTTCGGAGTTCCCCTCTACACCTTGCCGACAGAAGTCACAGACGTACCAGTCGGACTCCTTCCCGACGTGGACATACTCACCCCCCTTGGATTGGAAGACACCTTTGGTACCTCCGTTACCAATGTTTCCGTTAAAGATCAAACGACAACCCCCGATGACCAGTTGGACACCAGAATCATCGCAAGCTACGTCGGAGGATTCCACCCAACAAGATTAGAAGCCTTTTCTAACTTTTCTCCTTTAATTGAAGATTGGAGTGACATTGACTTTTTACTTAATTAATTAATTAAATCTTTTACCCAATACACTTGCTACTTCACCTAATTTAACAGCTAAAGCACCACTCTTAACCAACTTACTTGATGCAGCTGACACAAAGTCTTTAATGTTTGCTCTTTCATGCTGACCCGCACTTTCCCTGCATAAGTCTAATACCGCGTGAACTCCTGCTAACCCTTCGGGATCCGGAATAATATTCTCCGTACGACCTTGAACTCCAACGCCTGAATACTCACAATGTACCACATATTCAATATGAAACGTTTGACCTGCCATCGCTGTTCCAGCTTGAATAATCACAGCCCCAATAACAGACGGCTCGCACCAATAACCCGTAATTGCCCAATTAGTAAAATTAAACGGAGTAATCGTCGGAACTCCACTCGTTAAACTAAAATACCATGAATTGTTATCGTATCGATACCAAATAACTCCTTCCACATCGATTGTGCCCAACCCGCTAACTGTCCCAGACATTATCATGCCTGACGCTCCAACGTCTGGAGCAATACTTGTCCAAGTAATCAACCCTCCGCCTGCAACAGATCCCGACCACAAACCAGTTGTGGTACTATTGTTGACAGTCCATGGTATAACTCTCTGATTACGTCGAGACAACGGATACAACAACGTACTTGCCGCTTTAGCGCAATTAAATGCATCACACGGAACACATGACTGTGTACTCTGACCCACATTTGGATAACCATACCCAAAATTACTTGTTGGGTTAGGCATAGAAAACGGACTATAAATATACCCACCGTTCAAAGAACCACCGAATATTGAACCCAAAGGAACCTCATCATACGCACTCGATAAATCTTGCTGGTTACGCGTTACCGGTGCCAAATTAAGCGCAATAGTATCCCTCAACGACAATCTCTGGATCTTACATGAAGTAAACAACGATAAATAATTGTTTATTCCCAACTCAATTAAATTCTCATGCTGAGGATCAACCAAACAATACGCTACGCCTCCATCATTCAACGTGGTCCCGCTAAATGTAATCTTAACCCCGCATGACACAATACGCGCTCGTACTTGTGGTGGTCCAGATGCAGGCAACGGCAAAGCCGTTGATGCATTAAACCCAAACATTGCATCACTTTGAAATGGCAAAGACGTTGCCGTAGCTTGTGTTAACCCAGGGGTTATCAACGTCGGTAACCCATTAACTGGTCCTGTCAATCCTGTCCCGTTAACATACGCCGAATTCCCAATAACAACGGGACTCTGCGTAAACGTTGACCCGTTTGAATACCACAAACATGCAGCGTCTGACGCAACAGATGGATTAACCATAATTATTCCCTGTCCTTGAGGACCGAGAACACCATCCACACGAATAACGGCAGAAGCACGATACGTAGCAGGACAACTGCCTGTAGGTAAACATGCACCTTTCGCCGCAGGGCGAAACGGATCTAACGTTGCAACTCCACATTTTACAGTATCTGACGACATTGAATTAAATTGTGTTACATTACATAAACATAGCAACAGATTCAGGATCACTAGCTACAGTTTGAGTAACAGTACGCATAACACTTTCAGCCCCGCTCATCACACTTTTCTCTGCATGATTCAACGCCCTGCTAACCGACTTCAAATTAATGCCTTTATGATGCCCATGGTGATGGCTTTTATGATACATATCTCCCGACTGTGCGGCAGCAGATTGAGTCCCATCAACCATTTCTACCTTAGCACGCTCCATCACTTCGTTACGAGCACGTGCTAACTTCCCAACCTTGTCGCCCATATGAGCGCCAAACTTCTCCATTTGCTCATTCGCTTGTTGCATCCTCTCATGCAATATATGCTCTGCAAGCTCAACATTCGCCTCCTTCGTATGCTCCCTTAAAGCATGTTCAACCTCCCTCATCTTTTGATGAGCGCCAGGAACCAGTAGTTCAGACTCCGCATGCGCAATCGCAGTCTTAAACAACACTAAAAACTGTCTACACATCTCTTGCACAGCATCTCCAACTGCTGTGTACTTAGAAAAAGGCGTGCAAGTTATCAACGTAGCAAACGCGTCCAACGCGCGATACGTGGGAATCCTTGACACCAATGCTAACATGTCCTTAAACGGCTCATCGTTCAACATTTTAAGAGAAATCTTAAAATACTCAATAAACGCGTTTGACAAAAACAACATGTTTTTTGGACAAGTTGTAGACAATGGAAGCTTTAAACCTTTAGCATAACTGCTACGTTTAAACCCAAACTTCTTCTGTTTATACCGCGTGCTTCTAGTTAACTTATTACCTCGTAAACGTTTGTAAACACTTGATTTCTTTCCTCTAATGCCCATTGCTTCCCTGTAATTACGATAATGTTCCCTTGTAGGAAACTTCTTACTCGGCTTAAAATACTTGGCCATTAGACGTTAAACTCAGAATAACAACGATAACAAAAAAATTTGTTCTCTCCAATTGAAATAGTTTGTTTGGAATTACACACGTAACAACGCATTTAAATTGTGAACCCAGTAAGTAAACTTACTATAAAACCTTACTTAACATTAAATAGTAAGGTTTTATTAATAGAATCTACGCCGAACATTCCTACCGGAACCACGAACCCCAAACGCTTCCTCTAATGATCGTCGATTTGCACGTTCTTGAGCACGATCTTGGTAATCAAGTACCCCAGCTCTAAACCCCGGACTTCTCCTTAACCTAGACGTCAATGCCCTCAACCTCATCTCCCTATGTCGACGCCTAATTCCTGACATAAACGGTCGATTTCTTCTCATTGTCACTCGGGCCAACTGGACCGGCGCTAATGTCCATGGAACAAACCCATGCTGCGCCATTCTTCTTACCGCATGCCTGCTAAACATCGACTCGACTGCATCACGATTATACCTCGAACGAGCCGCATCACGCCTCATTAACACATTCACAAGATGTCTCCTAAATATTGTCCTATCGGTACCTGCATTATACCACGGATCATGCAATAATTCACTTATTCCTTGTGGACTCTCACCACCTTCCATATTTGAATTGTATAGCCGCAGGCGCGCATTCCGACTCGCTCACGCGAGCCTCCCTCTTTTTTTTATTATTGAAATACCACTATGGGGGTTTAAATTCAAATTCAAATTTGAAATTCAAATGGCAGTTCAGATTCCCAGACTTTATTCACGCAACTCACGCAACTCACACAAATCAAACCATCGTGACTAATTCACTCACGCACGCACC